ATTCACATCACATGCAGTTTCCGGCATTGTGTTGAAAAAGTTATTAATAGATTCAAACTGTTGTTGTGTCAAATTCTCAACAAAAGTTTTTAATTCACTTTCTGAATAATCAGATGCATTATATACGTCATTTCCATCAACGATCATGTCAATACAAGTAGTTACAACATCAATTACATCATCTACACTATCTGCAGTTAATACAGAATTTAAGATATTAAAATCTGGATATTTCATAATGATTTTAATATCTGATGTTAGATTCAATTCATTGGTGTGTCCTTCTTGATTTTCAATCTCCGCCTTTTCTAAGTCTAATGTGAAAGGAATTTGACAGCCCCCCTGCCCTACTCCTTCTTCTTTACAATCTTCCCGATTGTAACTCAAACCAATTACGTTTCCAATAGACTTACTTCTAAGTTTGATGAAAATGTGTTCAATATCAAATGTAGAAAGTTTATCAACATCTACATCTGATACTAAACAGTTTCCAATAATTTGTTTTATCGCATCAATTTTTTCTTGTAGTTCTTCTCCCTCTTGTGCCATTAGAAGAATCTTTTCTTCTTTGACTAAAAATGGACGAAACTTTACACTTTCATTTGTTGATGGTATAGTCAAATCATATGTTGGTGCATTAATTGTAGGTAACATATTTTATCCTCTTCAAGTATAATTTAATTATTATGGGCCGGTTGCAGTAATCTCTGGGCCGGTTACAGTAAGCTGTACACGTTTATTCGCCTCCTCTTTACTATATTCAGAGCGATATTTTCTGTAGAACATCGTAATCTGACATTGCGCCGGTTCTTCGTTTGCATATGCATATTCAACTGGGCCTATAGATAATGGATATAGATTCTCAAATGTTACAGAGTGTGTTTTCTCATCGTTTTTATTATATGTAATGAGTTCTGCCTGTGGTGCCACATAGTCGTTATAATATGAAATTTTATGTGTAGTAAAATCTATAACTTGGTGAAACCAATCTTCAAACCAATCTCTTTCTTTTAAGTTATCGCTCAAATATATACTAAATGTCAATTGATCGTATGTAGTTGTGTATGGTGCCATTCTTATAGGGCCATAAATTTTTGTTTCCGTTGTTGAAATGGTTTTCCCTGGCAAAGAAATTGATGGAACACGAAATTTTAATAAATTGTCTGGATTTGTTAGAAACGACTTCGGCGGTGGTTTAATTCTAAGTTCATAACGATTTGCCTGAGTAAGGCCAGATTTTGAAATGTTTGCAATAAAATCTTCTATTGATGCCATTTATGATCTCCTAGCAGAATCTGACCAAACTTTCGAAGCAGCGGCCTTTTTGAATTTTTGTACTGGTAAAAACAATGCGATGTCCCATTCATTTGCCTCAATTTTTACAAACTTTGATCTAACATGAGTAAACAAGTATTTTTTGAGACAAGGTTTTATGACATTATATTTAGACAGACCTTTTAGAACATTATAAGATAGTTTGAGTCTTGTATTCGAATCATATCTTTTATCTGATGCAATTTTAGATAAAGCATTCATCACAACAATTCTATTTCTTGGCGAAACATAGTGCAAGTTGATTCCAACAAATCCCCCAGAAATTCTTTCCACCATAAAGATAAGTGGAAATTCATCATAGTATGGTAATTTTTTTGCATACTTAGGGTCATATTGGTAACAATACATACTTCCAACATTGGGGGTTGCCGCAGATCTCCCCCCATCTCCCATTAAAGATGCTCTTGTTATTCTTGTTTCTCTTGCCTTTTTTCTAAACCATTCCCTTGCTTTATCGGTATTTGGTCTAATATTTCTGGCAGCAAGTCTATTTAATAGTGGTGTAAAGTCTGTCATTCATTTATGCCGTTTTTTACTATTTATATCGTTTTATTGAGCGAGTTGATCTTCTGTTAAAATTTTAAATTCCCACTTTCTATCTTCGCAGAATTCTTTTGCGTATTTCCACTTGGCTTCATTGATACTCCAAGTCTTCATTTCACTCAAATATCTTGGTGTAATCTTGGATCGTTTTCTTGGTGGTTTGGTTTCTTTTTTTGGTTTTACTTCGATGACAATAGTTCGGGTTTTATTTTCTTCTTGGATTTTTATTACAAAATCTGGATAATACTTGTGTTGTCTTCTGTCTACTGGTGAAATGTAAGGTATTACTAATTCTTCGCTCGACCAGAAAGTGATTGCTTCGTTGTTGTCGCAATACACCATAAACCGTCTTTCCCATGAGGAACGATATACAATGTTATTCACATTTCCTGCATATTTTTCTGGATTTGCTGGTTTGTATTTTCCTCTATAAGTAAATCTTTTTCTCACTTCATAAAAACCTTTATAAATAGTATCAACATATTTAGGAGCAAGTATTTAATGGCCTCATCAGACTCACCATCCACTTTGACACAACAGAGACAACAAGTTGCATCAGGTGGAGAAACTTATATCTATCCAATGTCATTGCATGAACATGAAGAAGTTGTGGAGATGAAAGATTTTGTTAGATTTACTGCATATAAAGGCGAGCAGCCTGGCTACACAACCATGCAGACAAGAGGAACTGCAGTTGATCTTGAGAAAATAGGGAGTGTTACTCTTCATCTTCCAGAAAATATTGAAAATTCAACAAAATCCCAATTTGAAGGTGCAGACAGTGGTGCAATGGGTATGCTAGGTAACACTGGTGCAGTCGCAGGCGAAGATAATGGATTCTTAAGTAAAGTATTAAACCTTGGGGGAGAACTTTCATTATCAGCGGCTCAATTTGGGGGAGGCGTTGCATTTGGTGGTGATGGCAATTTGCAATCTCAAGTTGTTGGTGGTAGAGTTTCTGGTGCGAATAAACATATGTTATTCAGAGGAATTGATTTTAGATCATTCAATTATCAATATAGTATTCTTCCAAGGACAGCAAAAGAATCTACTGAAATTAATAATATGATAAAATTTTTAAGAAAGAACATGCTTCCAGAAATGGCAGGATTTAATTTTTTCCAAGTTCCTAATACATTTACCGTTGAATATTATTTGGGTGGTAGGCCTGCAGAATTTCTTCACAAAATCAAACCGTGTGTATTGACTGACTGTACTGTTAAGTATGGGGGTAACGGTGCGTTTGCAACTTTCAGTGGAACAGATGCTCCTGCAGTTATTGAATTAGCTCTGACTTTCCAAGAGGTGCAGTTGGTTACTTCTTCAGATGCATCGGAGGGCTACTAATGTTTAATTATCTAGAAAAAAAGAAATATGATTTGATGTTGGATGGAAAACCAAAAAAGGTAACTAATATTTTTCAAAATGCATACATTATAGAAGAATACAGAGAAAATCCTCTTTCACATTATGAGTATACCGTCAGAGATGAAGACACGCCAGAAACAATTGCCCATTTATACTATGGAAGTTATACATATGGTTGGGTTATTTTGTGGATGAACGATATCGCAAATGTTTATGATGATTGGCCAATGACAAGTAGAACACTACAAACTCATATTGAAACTGTTTATGGGGCCCCTGCATATGAAGGGTCAAATTTTTATCCAAGAATATTTAAAAATGGTGATTATATTTATGACACATTAGAACAAAAAGTTTTTGTCAGAAGAAACGACAGATGGGAAGTTGTACTGAATGATTATTCTGCAAGCAATTTAAATGGACTATCTATTGCAAGAAATATTCCTATTCATTATAATCATGATGTATTGGGACATAAAATCTCTTCAGACACATATAATCTCCTTACTCCACAGGATAAGAAAAAATATACAATCTATAGTGCATATGATTATGAACATGATAAGAACGAAAAAAATAGAGTAATTAAATTGTTGAGAGCAAATTTATTAAATGAATTTATTTTGAGATTTGAAGAGGTTATTTAATGTCAGATACATTTAAGTTAGGCGATTATAATATTCGTAAATTTACTATCCGTTCACATAACGGATTTGAATTAGACCTTAAAAGATATTTTACATCAATTCGTATTTTCGAAGATATATTATCGTCTAGTATTACTGCATCAGTTGGTTTTCGTGATGTTGAAGATATGCTAACTTTTTTGCCGATTGTGGGACAAGAAGATGTTTCTTTGGATTTTGAAGTTCCAGAATGGAAAAACATTAAGTTGGATTTCCGTGTTCACAAAATCTCTGAGTTGACAGACGAAGATGGAACTCAGACTTATAATTTAGAGTTAATTTCAAAAGATTTTGCAAAAAATTTCGAAGAAAAGATATCAGAATATTTTGAAGGAAGTTCTACAGATATTGCACAAACTATTTTTTCAAGACTTGGGAGTTCGAAAAGTCTTTCTACAGAATCAAGTAACGATCAATATAGTGGAGATAATGGATTAGTAATTCCAAACTATACTCCAATGAAAAGCATTTCGTTTTTGTGTAATAAGGCATTTAGTGAAACATATAAAAGTTCTTCTTATATGTTTTTTGAAACAACGAAAGAATATGTTATGAAACCCTTAGAAATGTTAACGCAGGCAGAACCAAAAAATAAATTTATTGTTGGTGCATATAAAAGTGCTGGCGCAGAAGAAATTGGAGATATCTCTACAAATGTTGAAAACAAGAAAGTAATTAGCTTTAACTTTGATTCAAACTTTGATGTTCTTGGGAATATAACAAAGGGGTTTTATAATTCAGAAGTTTATGCTGTAGATTTACTGACCCGACAGGTTAAGAATTATACACATTCATATTGGGAAAATTATGGAGACTACAAGTACTTGGATAATAATACTTTCCAAGATACTACTGGACAAGGAATACAATATAAACCAAAAAATTTATATGTTGTTCCAGAGAGAGACTTGCAGGGCGGAAACCCCACATTCAATCAGGAAAAACTTTTTCTTCCAAAAGTATTCTATTATCAGTTAATGAAAAACATAAAAGTAACTATTACTGTTTTTGGAGATACCGATGTTTGTGCTGGAGATGTCTTAGAACTTGAAATGCCAATATATCAAAGAGATAACACAGGAACAAACAAATATTATAGTGGAAAATATTTAGTGTTTGCGATCAGACATAGAATTGAGGGTGGAAGGTATCAAACTGACATTGAGTTGGTTAGAGATAGTATCGGACTGCCGTTACCAGCGGAACAGCCAACGCCTCCATCTGGTGGGAGTATACAATAATGGATATGAATATGTTTTCGGGTAGAGAAGGAATGGTTTGGTGGCAAGGTGTCATCGAAGACGTAAAAGATCCAGAAGCTCTTGGCCGAGTAAAGGTTAGAATTATTGGGTGGCACACTCCAGACAAGGCACTTCTTCCCACAAAAAAACTTCCATGGGCAACTCCACTCATGCCTATTACGAGTTCATCTACTGGTGGTATCGGACAATCGCCAACAGGTGCAATGCCTGGCGCATGGGTTATGGGATTTTTTAGAGATGGAGAGCATGGTCAAGATCCTATAATTTTTGGAACAATTTATGGACGCCCAACAGAGGGTTCTGAAACAAACGCAGATCAAACATATCCTTCAGAAAGTGGGTCAGTATTCGGCGGTTCTACCAAAAATGAATCTGATGTTAATAGACTTGCAAGAGGCGTAAAGGATAGTACATCAAATGCAAATGGTGGAGATGAAAATACATCTTCTTCCGAAAATGCAACCGAATGTGGAAAAGAAGTTGACCAAGATGGTGTGCCGAGTGATAAAGAAAATAGAAAAAGACTTAGTAAGATTACTACAAAATCTGGGAAAAGTGCTTGGGTTGCTACAGTATTTAAAGATCAATTTCAAAGGTTTGTGAATGAACTTGAGGCCACAGGATATGTTATCAAAAGTATTGGTGGATACGCATATCGAAAAAATGTAAATAATCCAAGTAGATTTAGTTATCATGCAAGTGGTGCTGCAATTGATATCAACCCATCAACAAATCCTAATGGGAATACATTGATAACGGATATGCCGGACGGTGTATCATCTATTGCTAAAAAATATGGTTTAGGTTGGGGTGGCGACTGGAATAATGTTAAGGATGCAATGCACTTTAGTGCTGCGTCTGGAGAAAGGGGTTCTACTCCCTTAAAACGAAATGGTATTGTTCCTGACCCATCATCTGGAAGTCAAACTGAAAGTTCTTCTGGTGGTGGTACTGATAAGCCTGGAGAGGGACAAGAGTGTGATACTGTAACAACTAGTGAATCTGGAGCGACTTCTAGTAGGTCTGCAAACACTGCAGCACAACAACAAAGTCAGGCACCATCTGCAAGTGCAACACAATGGTCTACTGGAAGATCATATAACGAAGGTGATTTGGTAAAATCGCCACCATTGGAAGAGGGAGAAGAGTCTGGTGGCCCTCCATACACAATGCGTTCTGGAACTTTGGCAGCTGCCGAGGCACTTGGAATTAGTGCGATTGATCTTGCAACAGTGATGTCATATGAAACTGGTGGTACACTCGATCCTCAGAAAAGAGGGCCTACCACTAAATGGGGTCAACATAGAGGACTTATTCAATTTGGAGAACCGCAGGCAAATCAATATGGTGTAGACTTTAGTACTCCACAAACAGCAATAGACACTCAACTTGGCCCAAGGGGTGCGGTAGTCAAGTATTTACGAGATAAAGGCGTCAGGCCTGGAATGGGTAGACTAGAAGTTTATTCTGCAATTAATGCTGGTGGTATCGGAGAAAAGTATTATAGTCGTTCAGATACCGCAGCTGGCGGTGCAGCAGGGACTGTAAGAGACAAAGTAAACAATCAGATGGAAGGACATGAAAGAAACGCCAAACGTCTTCTGGCGGGTTCTGGCGACAGTACATTTGTTCAACAAAAAACATTTATTGCGAAAAATTCTGGAACTTCTGATGCGGAAGGTAGTGGACCAACTTCATCAAATTTAAAGGACGGCGATATTCTTTGGGAAGTATACGAAGATCCATTACCAGAGATTGATGATCCAGTGGAAGAAGGTAGTGTGGCAGATGTGGATCAGTCTCCATCAACATTTAATGCAAACTCTGGCAACAGTTCATATGGACAAGCTACATATAATCCA